GCACTCGGCATACATAGCAGTAAGCGCTTCGAACAACTCTTGTTTATTCTCAACTTGCTCGAATAAGTCTTGAACGACACTAGGCTTAATCTTGCCATGGTGCTTTAAGAATGCAGCTTGGAACAGCTGAGGGAAGTAAGTTAATTTACCGCTCAGCAGATCGGCAGTAGAAAAGCCGAAAGTACGTTCTGCAATCGATGCGCTTTTGCGATCGAACTCCAACGTGTATTGAACATTTGTCTTGCTTGTAATCTTAATCCTGCTCATCGCGGAACCTCTCATTCTGTCTTATTAGCTTGCTGCTTTGATGATTGTGGTGGTCGGGGTAATTGCAATACCCATATCAACAGCAGCAGACACACCAGCACCTTTGACCCAGACTGTGATATAGCCTTTGAACTCAAACTTGCCAGCAGAGCCATCAGGCGTGTAAACACCGCTTGCTTCTGTTGCCCCAAACCAGATTGCCAGATCAAGCTCTGTACCTTCAAGAGCCTTGAGCGTGGTGTAATCGGTGGGGTCATAATTCGCGTTAAATTCAAGTTGACCTGGGTCAAGAATATCGGGTAAGTACACCTTTTGTGGGTCGCTCAAAGTGGTTACATCGATAGTGTCAGGTGCTTTGCCCAGATCGGGGAACTCTTTAATATCGACTAGTTTTTTATAAGTAGAACCAGTCTCACCCTCTTTTTTCATAAGGTAAGTTTTAAAGCTTGTACGTGCCATTTGTCTACCTCCTGTAGTGGACGTTGTTCTTATCGACCAAACCCGTGAATCTCGCCACCAGGCGATAAATTGACGGGTCTGCTGAATTGTTTACGGGACGTGAAAACGTGCGTCGCATATTGAGAGAGCGCATCTTATCGTCAACAATGCCCATGATGGCTCTGCATTCGGTCTTAGCGCTCGAAAGTGAATTGCTATATACATTCACTGAGTAAGACAAAATCGCCGCGTTCTCGTCATCTGAGCTGTCTTGCCTAGTCTCATCAAGCTGATTAACAGCCTCAATAATCGAAACGGCAGGAAAACTCGCTGGAATTTCTACGTGTTCGCCTGAGACGTATGCATTTGGATATTCAGCCAAAACCGCTCTAGCAACGAAATCGAAAATATCTTCCTCAACATCAATCATCTTGCGAACACCTCCTTTGCGATCATCGGTATAGCTTGCTCAACCGCCATTGCTCCTTGTGCCATGAATCCCTGTGGTACTTGGCCACTTGTGATGCGCCAACGCTTTTGTTTCTCGTCGTAGTAGACCCATGAGCCATCAGGATTAACGTGTGTGCTCCGACTTCTTGGCTCACCGATCCCGTCTGGTCTAGTGCCTGAATAAGTGCCATTAGCACCCACGACACCTGTACCAAACTCTACGTAGACCGCGTAATCGCAATCAGCGACCACCAGATACTCATGATCACCAACTTGCTCCCAACGAATGCTCCTGCGAAGTTCACCGCTCTCATCGTGTGCGATAGCTGCAACAGATGCTTCAACACCGATTTCTGCTAACCTGCGACACAACTCATCTGCCTTAGATTCGAGTTTCGATATGTAGCGCTCAAGCTTCTCACGTTGCTCGCGCACCTCGGACGTTGAAAGCTTCATCGCAAGCTTCATCGCGCCACATCCACTTTCTTTGCCGCTATCACTGTGAAGTCGCCCTTGCGAGCGACTCTGCGTACGATGTAATCATGTGGAGCAGGGTAGTCCTCACCGGCTGCATCACCTGGGTCAGCATCGACCCACAACACATCAGCTTCTTTCACCGAAAACACGGGGTCATCAATTGTCAACGTGAGATCGTAATCAACGCGCTGACCGAAGTAATCGCCTTGTGCTTCGCCGCGAACTACTGATGCTGTCGGCCAGAACTCAGCGGGATCCTCGTATATGGGACGATTGCGCCCAGTTAGCTTACCGTCTTGCTCGACAGGTCGCGTTTCGACAAAACGACCCACGTACACGCATTGTCTGTCTCTGTCTAAGCACCTCATTCAGGCACCCCAACGTGAGACGGCATACCAGCAAAGTAGCTTTTAGGAATTCCAGCCGATTCATAAGAGCGAGACGTGCCACTTTCTTGATGACTAGTCTCACCCTCTGAACCACGACGATTGACGAGGTAAACAGCAATCTCAACAGTGCGAGCATGATGTTTTTCAGGAACATCTTCCCAGGTTTTATCGGCATACGGCCATAAGTGAGACACGACCGCACCCTTCGCAATATCAAGATAGTGAGAAGCCAAGCTGTCAAAGCGACTATCGTCAACCAGCGTTTGGATTGCGATTACCATTTCCTCGTCAGTCATTTTCTAACTCCTTTATGCTGTGTGACCAGGTGTGATCAACTTAGCAAACGGAATCATCTTTGCATCACTGTATGCGAGACTCCAATTAGCCTTTGCACCAAGCTGGGCATCTGTTGGAGATACAACAGGCTTGCCCGATTCTTTTGGCAGCGTGTAGCTAAAGCCGTTCGGATGGATGGTTTCGCGCAAGCGATTGCCGAGATATTCCATGCCGCCGCGCTTCAACTCATCGCGCCCGAAGAAGACAGGATGAGCAACGGGTGCATTTGCGTGACGAATTGCACCGGCACCAAAGAGATATGTGCTATAGGTAGCAGCAGTCTCACCACTTGCAGCAGTCATCGGAACGCCGTCATCAATGATGGTTGTAATGCCGTTTACCGTATAGATATTCAGATCACGAGTCACGCCGTTAGCATCGGTATACTTCAAGTATTCAACGCGCTCCAAGTCCTCAAAGGATTGCGCTACTGCTGAGTGCATGATTGCCAGCGATACCTTATTCTTATGCTCACCCCAGATTTCTTGGCACGTATCAGAAAGCGTTGTTGCACCAACAGCGTCCTTGGTCACCACGTGTGAAGCCATAGTGTTAACACCCAGCACCGCTTCTGTGATTGCGATCAGACGAGACTGGCGCTTGTTTTGCCAATACTTCGAGATGCGTGCGGCGATAGCTGCGAGGGGATTAGCACTCGTGAAGTCAGCAACGAAGTCATCGGCATACCAACCATGAGCACGACCGTACACAACACCTGATTGATGAGCTGCGCCCATAGTATCAAGCGTGATATCGGTCTTGCCATCGTAGTTATCGTCTTCATCATCAGCAAGATTGTTATAGAAGGGTGCCGTATACACATTGCCGCCGCCTGCGATCAGACTAGCAATGTAACCATCCTCGACCATTGCGCCACTTGAAAGCATTGCGTTGGTAACGAGATCGGGTTGATTTTCGAGATGAGCGGCGAAAATTTCTTCGTCAAAAGGGATTGTAAAATCGCCTAAAGTGATTGTTCCTGGCATTTTTGGTTTCTCCTTACATTATTTGAGTTGCGAAAGAATGTCAGGGTTGGCTTCTTTAATTGCCAGTTGTTCCGTGTAATCGAGAGCGAGAAACTCCTTCATATTCTTCGGAAGTCCAACACTGCCTGCTCCATCGCCATCACCCAACGTGGGGTTTTCTCTTAACAGAGCAGCTTTTGTTTCCTTTGCGACCGCTTCGCGCTGCTTAGTGACCGTATCGACAATGCGTTGTGCACGTGCTTTGGTCTGCTCGTTGTCGTTGCTCGTGACCTGTTCGACTAACTCCGCGATCTCATCTTCTTCAAAGCAGCCTGCTTGAACAAAGATTTCCTTCGCATCAAGTCCGTTCGACTTTAAATTGAACTCACGTTCACGATCATCAGCAGCCTTTTCACGTGCTGCAATGCGTTCCTCGGCTGTCATACCTTCTTCGATCTTGGCATTAGCTTCGTCTAGCTGATTTTTGAAATTCGCAGCATCGACTTGCGAGGTCGCAAGAGCACTCTGTGCTTCATCGCGTTCCGACTCTGCATCCCTCAGCTGCTTCTTGAGCGGGTTTAACTCTTCGCCAAACTTGTTGAGAATGTTGTCAACCTGCTCTTCGGTTGCATCGGGGAACAACTCCTTAACATCTTCCCTTTTCATACTTCCACCTTTCCGTATACGCTGTTTGTTGACGCGGCCAGCACCGCACGGAATCCTTTACCACTTAACGCAGTGGTCGCTTATGCTCGCGCAGTTTTACCTGCGTTGTAGCCATCGGGTTCAGGCA